GTTGCCCATTCACGGCCACGGTTCCAAGAAATGGATTGCACGTCGTTTAATACAAAGCCACCAGCCAACAGACTTGTGCCAGCAATTCTGACCGTGTAATTCAATGGTGTAGGCATTAGAACGACCCCGTAACAGCGATCGGCAACGGCCCCGAGTTACGTCCGTACTGCCTCAACCCCTCGACAAGTTTTTTAGGGTCATTGGTCTGCACATAAACAGTGCCAATAGTGACACCAGTTGCCTGACCGATTGCCAACCCGGCACCAACCTGCCCAGCCACATTTCCCACAGCTGTATAAGCCTGGTTCAGTTGGCGTATGTCCCTCAACGCATTTGACTGCGCTAACAGATCCTCAGCAAATTGTGAGCCGCTAGCCAAGTCCATTTGCATAATGCCTTGGATAGCCAACGGCCCTAAACCCATGCCCTGGAGTTTGAGCAGGTTTTTGCCGTAGTTCTTGATCTGTCCGACCATGCTTTTGACGTTCTTCATAAAGTCGGGGAAGTTCTTGGAGTCCCGGTACGCACCACCTAGGTCAAACAAGCTTGTGAACGTGGCTGTGATTTCTTGTTTGATTTGGCCCAGGTTTTTGAGGAACCTTTCCAATGGTGTTTCAATGTCCACCAACGCTGATCCGTAACTGCGTGTGGATTTCTCCAAACCCTTGAACAACTTGTCAAAACCGCTAAATAGTTGTGTGCCACCAGGCTGCACAAACACTTCATTTACACGCTCAAGTTCGTCAGCAAACTTGCCTACGTCGTCTGCAGTAACTCGAAAGTTTTTGCCAATAACTGGAATAACACCAAGAATGGTTCGGAACACCGACGGTGACTCTGCAGCTTTATCATTGTTTTTTTGCATTGCGTCACCAAGCAAATTCAACGCTTCCACCGCTGGATCAAGTACGTCAATTAGATCGGAAATAATCGGGATAAATACTTTTCCAATAGCTTCAGCTGCTTCCTGGAACTTTTGGGTGGTAATGGCTAACTTGCCTGCGTACGTATCCGCTGCGTTAGCTGCAGATCCACCAAACGTGTCACTGAGCAGTTGGGTTGCTGCGTCGAAGTCCTTGGTTTTGACAATGTTTTCGTCAAGCGGAATACCTAGGCGTTTAAGCGACCCGAGGTTGCCCTGGTATGCCCTAGCCAACGCCAATGTGACACTTTCAAGGCTTCTACCAGAACCGACGCTCACGTCTGTTGCCAGCGTTAGCAGGTCTTGTGCTTCGGTTACGTCTTTGGTCGCTCGGACTAGGTTTTGGAAACCAGTACGCAACTCTGTGTCTGAGATGCCCGCAGCCATCTGCATACTGCTGATTAGGTCTTCAACGCTAGCGATCTGTTTGTCGGTCGCCCCGGTTGTATTGCGTAATGCTGTCGCTAGGACCGTTTGGCTTTTTTGGTCCTCTGCTGCAGCTTTAGACATGTTAAAGATCGCAAACGCAGCTGTAGTCGCTGCACCAGCCATGGCCGTAAGTCCAGCCGGGGTCGTGGCCTTGGCCATAACAAACTGAAACCGTTGAGCGTTAGTCTCAAGCTTCTTAAACTCTGACAGGGTCTGCCTGAACCCTGTTTTGTTCAGTTCGGAAATGATCGGTATTTTGATTGCCATTAACGCACCCCTCGAGCAGTTGCAGTACGTAACGCACGATTAGCGTCAGCCACAGCACGATCCACGATCGGTCGGCAGTTTTGTGTTACGTCATTCAAGGTTTCCTCGGCTGCGGGCCACATAGCGCGGGACGCTTTGCCCTGCTTTGCGTTCAGCCTGTTAATCAACGTCATGCCCTGAACGGTTGACGGTTTGTTGCCACGGCCAGCCATGTCATAAATGCTGATGTTGCGACCACGTGATACGCCGTTGCGGGCTTTGCCACCGCCAGCGACCACGCTGACCACGCCAACGGTTTCGTACATGATCGAGCGTGCAGTAATTTTGCGTGACGCTTTGCGTGTGTCAAGTTTGCTGGTGATCTGCCTACGCTCGGTGGATCCGCCACGCCACAACGGTTGACCTTTCCAGTTACGGGTCATACCCGATAATGGGGCTTCCGTGGGTACGTTGCGTTGAGCTGCACGCACCATAGGGTCAACAGCGTCTTTAAAGTCCTTGTTGAACTGCTTACGCAACGTCTTATCAAAACCGTTAAGTACACGTAATGCTTCACGTACGCCTGTGACTGGTGGCTGGGTCATTTGTTGCGCTCCTCGAGCACGCGAACAACCGTCATTAACTCGGGGTGTTCAAACTCCACATTTGCTGGCCAGTACCCGGTAGCCACGACAACCTGCGCTAGGAGGTAGCCGACGCTGCCGGGTCGGTAGGGTTTCGGTCGTCTGCCTCGACGATCTCTGGCATGTTTTCTAGCTGGTCAATGAACTGGTCGAGGGTTGATGGTACGACTATGCCAGCCTGGCGTGTTGCTTCATACGCAAAATAGGCAAGGTCCTCTGCGCCTATGCCGTCACCAATTTGTGAGATTTTGCGCTTGTATAGGCGTTCCCATTTGACGAGTGTTGCCAGGTTGGTTTGTACCTGGCGTGAGTCGCCGTCAATGGTGCGGTAGGCAAGGGTCAGTCTCAAAGGTTTGTCCTTTCGTCGGGCAAGGCTCCGCCCGTGCGGGCTTGCTTTGTTTTACTCTCAGCCTGAGGCTGAGGGATCATGAGGTGGCTTTGGTTAGGGTTCCACCCCTGAAAACCAGCGTGACCGTACTGAGCTCTCCCAAGGACGCTGCTATTGGTGTGTGCGTTTCGAGATAGGCCGAACTCAGTGTATAGGACGGATTGCTTGTGCCAACGGCTGCGCTGCTTGGCTTAAGCACAATAGTTGTGGTGGTGCCAACCAAACCGTAGATCGTTGCTTCAGTTTCGGTCGATGCATACGACTGGTACAGGGTTACGGTCACTTCGTTGTTTTGCAGTCCGCTGGTGTACTTGCGGGCCGTGTCACCAAACGCAGTGGACTCAAGGGCCTCAGCGGTGTACGTCACGGTTGCGCTGGTGCACTGGTCGCTAAGGTCAACGCTGTTAATGGTCACCGTTGGGTTAGAAAGGTAAGTGGTTGTAGGCATTGTCAGTCCTCAGATTTCTTTTTCTTAGTTTCCTCAACGACGAAACCGCCGTCAATAAGTGCCGGGACGTTAACCCCTGCAGCCTCAGCAGTTTCAGCGTCAAACACGTCACCAATTTTGCCGACTCGTTCGGACGCAATCTTGTATGCCATGTTGTCGCCTCCTATGCCGTTTGAGCTTGTAGGGAAATAGTTACAGTGTACGACGGGTATTCTACCCCACCGATCAACGTGTTAGTGGGACGACCGTCAGTCACCGCTACTTGCTTTGCCAACAACTTGGCTGCGATCTCAAGCGCTGGCCGTAGCGCGTCAAGGTTGCTGGGGCCCATAGTCAGAATTATGCAACTAAACGTCACCTTGGCAATGTTGTAGTTCCAAGCCTCAAAACTGGGTGCGTCAAGGAACACGCACGGTGGTTGTAGGTTCCGTGGATCTGTCACAACCTTGAGCCCTGAGATCGTGGCAAGGGTGGTGCTCAGGTCGTCTATAGCCTCGTTAAACAGGTCTGTGTACGCCATTAGGCGACCGCTGGTCTAGGAATACCCAACAGTTGTTTCATGATCGCTGAAAGCCCTGTAGGGGTTGCTGTGCCCATTTCGGTAAATGAAGCAAACTCGTTGACGCTGGACCGCTGACGGTATAAGGCCCCGCCGTACATGATCGTCCCCAGGGTAACGTCACCCGACGGGCTGGTCGTGAGGCTGTCCACGTACCCGGCTTCTTCGCGTCGGCGGTAACAAAACGCGTTAGCAGCAGCTGCGCACTGCACCAAGAACGCTGCGTCAGCAACCGAGACGCTGGTGAACCCGAGCCAATCCTCGATCTGCTGATCCGTCACCCAAGTACAGGTCGGGCTTGTGGTGATCGTGCCGACTGGTATTGCAGCTGATCGGTTTAGGTCGTCGCCCGCGTCATAGAACAGCACCTGATTAAGGATTGGTGCGTCATAGTCGAAAATGAAGTCGCCTTCGCTGTCTATGCCTGTGAGTTCAAATTGTGGGAGTGCCCTGACGGTGTGTGTCCCGTTGAGGCCATGCCCAAGTCCTGTCAGCGTGAACGACTGCCCGACCTCGAGGTCAATGTCCTGCAATAGTTCCACGACTGCATAGTCGTCTATTCGTGTGTGGAATGTAACGCTGGTTGTTGATGTAGCCATGAGCCGTCACCCGGCCCTAGATCAAGGACTAACTGTGATGGACTTGACGAGGTCGCTGTCTGCAATGAACGTTGCAACGTAGCCGTAGTAGCTGAATGTGCGACCGAGCGTGCCTGGTACTTCAACGCTAAGGATTCCACGAATCTGCTCGTAGAACTCAATTGCTGAACCCTTGGCAACGACCATGGTGTTTGCTGCGAAGTTGCGGTCCACAACCAGGTTCAAACCGAATGGGTTAAACGTGTTGAGCTGTGTGATGTTTGCGGAACCTGCAGCATTTACGCCCATGAGTCCTGCTGCGCCAGCGTATGGGAAAACTGAACGCTTGTCTGCGTCCATTTGCTGGCCGAGCAACTTCCATACTCCGGGTGCCACGAAAACGTGATCAGGCAAGAAGTTTGACGCGGTGAGAATGTCGGTTGCTGCGTCGTAAAGGGCAGCGAACAGTGTCGACGGGTCGGTGTTGTTGTAGGTCCAGGTTGAACCGGACGCTGACGCACCGCTGGTGATCGCGTCGGCTGCAACGTTGTCGGAAGCCAACATGTATTGACCAGCGAGGTCACGCAAGATGATCTCCATTGCTCCAGGTGAAGTGAAGTCAATGTCTTGTACTGACAATGTGACCTGGCCAGCAAGCGTGGTCTTGGTTACAACGTTGGACGCAATCACTGGTGTCGTTGCTGACACGCCTGCAAGCTCTGGGCTTTGAGCGGCCACTGAGGGATGGGTGCTCCACGTAGGGCGTATGAAGGTTTTCTGATTGCCTCCGTCTGGCATTGCGCGTGCGCCGACTGCTGCAACGACCGGGCGAATGTAGTTGAGGTCCTCGAACACTGGGCCGAGCACTGGCACTGGCAACAGACCAGGGGTGTCGGTGGTGAGTACGTCACCTGCAGCGGCTTGAAAAGCGGAACGGCGCTCAAGCATGAAATCTTGTGCAGCTGCAGCAACGTTGCGCAGAGTTTCTCCGCCAATGTGCATGGCTGCCAGGTATTCGCCTGGGGTTGGGAGATCAAACTTGCGCTTTGGCTGTGCAAACACGGTAGGAACGATCTGCTCCGGGCCTGCTGCTTCGACTGCGATTTCTTCTGACACTGGTTCCTCCTCGACGGATTCTGAAAGTTCAAGTTCTGCGTCGGGAGCGGTGTCGGCTTCGCCTTGCGACGCAGCCACCTGGGTAATGGTAGCACCACTGAACGCTGGAATTGGTACAAGACTTAATTCGGACCATTCAGCGGATTTGATTACAAGCACGCCGTCGTCGTCACGGTAGAAATCTTTGGCGTTAACGCCGACACTTACCGAGTCAAGCACGCCTGCAGCGGCAAGGGTTAGTGCCTCGTCGCCTGCCTGGGTCTCTACAACGGTTGCGGTAAATAGCATGCCGTCAGGGGTTTCGGTACGGCCCGTGACCAAACCAACCGGCTGGGTTGCGTCATGATACATAAACAGTTTTGGGGCTTTGCCGTCAACTGGCAGGGAACCAGCCAAAAACATAATCTCGGTACCGTCTGAGACTACCGCTGGGGTGTTGTACGGTACGGCAATACCTGTGATTGTTCGGCGTGGTTTGTCACCAGCTGCAGCCTCAAGCTCAACTGCGAAACCTTGGGCAAGTTTCAGTTCCATTACGCGTTTTCCTCCTGGGTATTTTCTTCAATTAGTTCATCAGATACTTGTTGTGGCTGTGTGCCGTCTTCGCGTATGTATTCCTCGTCAACCATGCCCGCTAAGTATTTCTCAACCTCAAAACGTACGTACGTGCCACGTGGCAGGACGTTGTTCATGCTGAGTGTTTGGGCAATACATTCCATGTACAGGCGTGCCCCGAAGATGTACAAATCTTCGCGTGCTGATCGGGCGTTTTGGTACGAGTAGGAACCAATGTTTACACCTGCCAGGTATGGCGGAATCCCAGCGGTACGGCACAACTCAAGGGCCTGATAGTTCGCTGAGTCGATCATCAACATGTTGTCGGGCAGGGCTTTGGTTTCGGTGTACTCGAGGTATTCGTTGAGGGCTGCGGTTTGGTTTTCGCGTCGAGCTGCGTTGAACGCTGCCGACAGGTCAGCCAGTTCTTGTGCTGACAAGGGTTCGCCTCCGGTCTGGCGCAATACCCCCGACGGCATACTCGATTCCGCATTTCGGTACCTACTGGCTTCTAACTTGAGTGCTGTTTGGATCACGTTCGTTGACGCATAAACAATGCCCTGCACCGGGCTAATGAATTGCACCAAATCTTTCGGGTCCATCATTCCGCCCTGGAAATAAACCTGGTTTGACGGTGCGAACCACACTGGGCCTGCCTGGTCCTGTGTGGTTACTGACGCTGCAGGTAAGCGTGTGAACGTGGCAGGGAAACCGTCCTGGGTGCGTGAGCTAATAAACCAAAACGCACGACCGTAGAAAAACAGGTCGTCCAGGGTCCATGCCATAAGGGTTGCGTACGGTATCGAGGGGTCGGGTTGGCGTAGCCAGGAACGTGGCGCAAGTTTTTCTTCTTCCATTTCGCGCTCGCCATCGTTCCAATTTTCTTTGTACATGCACAATGGGGTGCTAGCGATAACGCTCGCCATAAGATCACGGCCACGCGCCAACGTCGGTACTGACATTGCTGCGTTACGTTGGGTGCCCTCAATGTACGTGTAGTACTGGCCGACCATGTTGGGGCCTTGCAGGTTCGACATGTACCCGGAACCTGCTGCAGCTGCTTTGGCTGCGCCGACGGCTTCGGTGCTGATCTGCGCTTTAGTTTCTTTGCGTGTAAAGATACCCATGAGTCCTCAGTGAGCCTGGGCTCCCGACGAACCCAGACTCTCGGGTATTCT